TACCGGGTGATGTCAGTCTCCCGTCATCACCCTATCTTACACGCGTGTTAAGAATTTTTCAATTAGTTTTGCCAAAACTTTGAAACAATGCTGTCCCAAATAGCTTTTATTTTAGCCCAAATTTTTTTAATCATTTTTCTTTTCCTCTATTTCGTAGAAGAACTTATCAGTATCTTCTGTTTTCCATTTACCTGTGTCCTCAACATTCCACTCGTTTGTTTGCACTTTCCATTTTGGAATATCATCTTTTACAGTAAACGAAGGTAAATCCCAAATACATCTATTGTTAGGTTGTGCTGCATAGTTCCCGTCATCTAGGGCTATGATGTGAGCGCACTTGTGTTCGTGCGGTATCTCTGAGTGGTCAGGATCTATTATATTAGTCTCAGGGTGAGCAAAGTCAACTGTAAATAAATACTTACCATGATGCCATTTTTTATCTTTGCCGATATATTTTCCAGAAGCTGCGCTTAAAATTGACCAATGAGTGACAGCAGGATAATAAGAGAAAGAATTCCAAAGCTCCAATTCATCAAGTCTTCTTCTGGGCACCCTGGTTGGGTCAAATCCCTGTTGAATAAACGCGCTAATAGGTAGGCGATAAAATATTGCACCGTTACCCATAAGAGCGTGAAATAATATAGCCCTTCCACCCATACACGATATGCCGAAGATAATGCAGTCTTCAACTTCGCCATGATGTTTCTTACAATCATACAAATACTCCCTTCTTATTTGAGCGTATTGTACAGGTATGTTTGCATTTAAGTATGCCATTATTTAATTTCACCCCAGTTTTCTCCCTTCTCGTAATCAACCTTATTAGGAACTTGTAACTCAACAGCAGACTCCATAATTTTTATTATTTCTTCTGCATGCACATCAGACTCAACAGAAATATCAACTTCATCATGAATCTGTATGTGTGGTATTATACCATTCTCATACAGACATACCATAGATTTTTTTGTCATATCTGCTGCAGATCCTTGTATTAATTTGTTTAAAGCCTTGTAAGTAAAAGCTCTTTTTAATGGCTCATCATACTCTTTTCTAGCTTCTTCTAGTGGTAAAGGTTTAAATACACCAAACTGAACGGGCTGCCACAAATCAAAATGACACGCACGCCCAAGTAAAGTTCTTATCTTACCTCTATCATTTGCTTTACGAGATACATTGTCCATAAGTTTTTTTACAAAAGGTGCTCTGTTATGGTATTGCCTAATTAATTTTTCTGCAGACTCTTTCATTAAACCTAGTTCTGCCATTAGTTTATTTTTACCCATTCCATACATTAGACCTAAATTAATCGTCTTAGCTTGCTTTCTTTTTATGCCTGCCATATCGGCCACGACCTGGTGGAAATCAGCGTCTCCGGCTTTGTATGCGCTTACAATTTCATCAACTCCCTCTAAATTTTGCAGTTTTGCATAATGCACTAAAATTCTAGGCTCTTGTTGTGAGTAGTCAAAACTGCCCCAAACATGTTTTTCTTCTGGTATAAATATAGATCTAATCAACGGGCCTAACTCAGGATGTCTTGCAGGTATTTGTTGTAAGTTTGGATTTGACATACTAAATCTACCTGTAACCGTCCCACCTTGATCTGATCTAATTTGATTTATATCCGCATGTATTCTTCCATTGTGTTCGTGTTTAGTAATAGAATCTATAAATGTAGTGTGGGCTTTATTTAATTCTCTTGCCTCTGCAATTGATCTAGGTAATTCATGTGGATGATTTTGTAAAAAGTTTTTTGTAAAACTTGGCTCTTTACTTTTTTCTGTTCTGTCGTAAGGAAGTTTTAATTTATCAAAGGCTTTTGCTATAGATCTGGCTGCCATAATTTCAACTTCAATACCAGTCATTTTTTTTATATTTTGTATAATTTTTTCTTCCCTTTTAATTAAATTTTGTTTAATATTTTGTGCTTTTTCTAAGTCAACTCTTACACCCTTGAAACGCATATCAACAAGACAAGGAAACAATCTTGTTTCTAAATTAAAAATGTCCATTAATTCTTGATTATACAATTCTACTTTTAATCTCTGCCAAAGTTTTAATGTTGCTTCTGCATCTCTTTCAGCATATTGACCTACAAACATTGGAGGTAACCTCCACATGTCTGCTTTTGGATTAAGTCCATATTCTTTTGCAGCCTCAACTAAAATTTTTTCATCTTTACCTATGCCAACATAATGTTTTGAGAGTGTGTTTAATTGATAAGATAGTCTGTTTTCATCTATCAAAGACGCAGCTATCATAGTGTCCATAATGGGTCCTTTTATGGTCAGTCCTGCTGACCTAAGCCAACAGATATCATACATGGCATTGTGAAAAATAAAGGTCGTATCTGTTTGATTAAACAAGTCTTTTAGCCACCCAAACACTAAGTTTTTATCCATATTACCACCTTGCTCATGATGTATCGGATAATACCCTGACCAGCCCTCTACGGCCACCGCAATGCCAGCAATGTGCCCTTTTCCTGTCACATTACCAGACCCTAAGTCTTTTAGATGTGGGTCATTAGTTTCTAAATCTATTGCTATTTCTTTGGCTCCACGCAGATCTTTCAGTTCATCTGGCATGACCCATTCTGTTTCAGGGGTAAATAGGGGTATTTGTGTGCTTCTCACTTGTAGTCTCTCTCCTTCACCATCTCAAGATAGTGTATTGCTTTATCTATATCTTGTATGCCTCCCTTGTGAGAGTGCCTACATATATACTTTATAGCGTTCCCCTCCGCAAAAAGCAACTTGTTTTTGTTTATGAACTCAGCTGGCTGAATCTCCATATACATATAGTGACTGCCACCTACTTGCTTTAGTTTCCAATCGTCTTTTTTTTTCGTCATAGTATATAAGCTCGATCAAAGTTCTTTGGATCTAACACATGCAATTCACGCTTCGCTCTCGTCGCTCCAGTGTAGAATAATCTATGTAATTCATCAGGGTCATGACTAAAAGTTTCTAGTGCTGCATTAGTCAGGTCTTGCATAAGTAAAACTTTATCGGCTTCACCTCCTTTCGCTCCGTGTATTGTTGACATAATAATACGCGGATTTTTGTTTATTTGTTCTCCATTCGCCCGCATATTACGAATGTAGTTTTCTGTGATAGTATCTAAACCATCAAAAGATTCAAACCAAACTTTGTCTGTAAGTAAACCATATTTTTCCATACACTCTTTTAATGTATATTTATCTTCTGAGTGTAAAAGTTTACCTGTTTTAAAACCAGGTAATACATTTGATCCAAGATATTCATAAATATTTTTTATTTCTATATGGCCTAATAAATCTCCTTTACGCCAATGTTCCCAATTATTTAAAGCCATGAGAAGTTTTAATGGCACAGAATTAATACCTCTATGTTGATAATACCAACCTTGTAATTCACACAAATCTTTTACATCATCAAGAAAATGATTTGCTGAAGATAATACTAACCAGTTACCATTCGACATATCTACTTGTGTTACATCAGAGTATCTACGTAAAACACCTTGTTGTGCTCTTGGTTTGTAATCTTTATCAAATCTATTTTGTACTTTATTAATTATCTTTTGTGATAGTTCATGTATGGGTCCACCAGGTATTCGATATGATTGATCTAATACTTTAATATCATTAACCTCTCCTTTCAAAGCTATAAAATGATCTACATCCGCACCTGCCCATTTAAATATGGCTTGATCATCATCTCCTGCTATGTAAGTTTTTTTTGCATTAGACCACATAGATCTAACCATTTCCCATTGTATCAAAGATAAATCTTGTGCTTCATCTATAAACAAAGCTTCAAAACTTGGTTTGTTTTCTTGTGTAATAAAATCTTCTAATAAATCTGTAAAATCTTTTAATCCTTTTTCTTTTTTGTATCTTTTTAATTCTTCAGATAATAAATATAAAGTATCTCTCTCTATGTCTAATATGTTTTGTCGTGAGTCATAGTATTCTAATAGATCCATACGTTTTACTCTAGCTGTATTCATGATTGTTAAATACTCATTGTCTGAATTAAACGTGCCATCTTCCTCAGAATGTTTACCTGTTTTGATAGGTATGCCAACCATCTTACCAAATTCTCGATAATCTTCTGCTGTCATCATTTTTTCTTTTGTCATTCCTAATCTTTGAAATGCAAAAGAGTGTAGAGTTCTAAAATTTTCTAAATCTTTTTCTGCATCTAAACCAAATTTTTCAGCAGCTCTGCTTGCTGCTTCTCTTGCTGCCTTACGTGTAAAAGAAAAATATCCAATTTGTTTAGGTCTTATCCCTTGCTGTATGAACTGATCTACTAAATTTAACAACGTTGTTGTCTTTCCTGTCCCTGGCGGGCCTAGTATTATAGTCTTCATATTTACGCAACCTCCTAATTAATATGTCTATTTTTGTTTCTAACAATTCGTTTCGTCCTCTTTCTAAATCGTATCTTAACTTCCAATTAATACCTATCTTGTTCATTAGAATGCCTCCTTGTGATATTGTACTTTTGATACTGATGCTTCGTTTGATTTCATAGTTTTTATTTTTATAAGTCTTGGTTGTTGTTTTTTTATTCTCATTCTTTCTTCTGATACAAATATATCTTCTAGTCTTTTTATTAAATTACCTGTTTTTATTTTGTCCATATCCCAATTATTTTTTTTACAAAACGCATAGAAGTCGTCCATTCTAAAATAGGTAAATTCTTTATTGTCATCTGTGTATGGTAGTTTATTTAATACATCATCTAATGTCCTTGCTGATTGTCTGTTTGTAGTCCAATCTTGTAACAAACCTGTTAATTGATTTATTGGGTCTAAAGACTCTAGTGGTTCTACTTCTTGTAAATTTGTCATCATAGGTTTTAAAAAATATTGTTTCCAATCTTTTGGTTTTGGCACCGGCACCACTAAATTTGCTTGATCTAAACAAGCCAAAGCAAATAAAGGTGGGCTATATAGTTGTTCTGATTTTAATTCGATCCGCGTTCCACTTACATCTAAAAACCATTGTGGTGGATTTGATTTGTATTTAGTTAGATTACCTAACACAGGCATCTCTTCTTCTCCATAACCTACACCAAAACGTTTTGTTCTACATAAACCAGATTGACAGACCGCGTTGATTGGTGCGTCTTTACATCTATACTTGTCGTAACCTTTTCTATTTACAGATTTAATTAATTGTTGAACCTCACTATTACTTAATTTAGGTTCCATATAACTTTGATTTGCTTCTACAATTTTATCTTCCCATGTATCTGGATGAGCTTGTTTGTAGTACACGGCAATATTAAATAGTGCATTATTTCTAGACCCCTCACCAAAACCAGTGACTGCTAACTTGTTAAGGCAAGGAGGTCCGGCAGGAAAAGCCTCTTCTAATTTTTTCTCTTCGAACTTAATCTCTTTAACTTGCGTTTCTGTGCACGCATAAACATCATAGAGCTCATAAAATTCCTCAAGTGTACAAGAGGAGCCACTATCGTTGATAGCATAACGTAATCCTTTCGTTTCATTATAGTAGGGTAGATTTAAGAAATTACCTGTGTCCCCACGTTCTACAAGTATTTCTGTTTGTTTAGGAAACACTTCACAACCTTCATGTCCTAAAACTTTTGCAATACGTTTTAATGTTTGCTGCATAAGTGCAGCAGATATAAATTCTTTTGTAAATAAGAATACATGTGCACCACCAGACTTTGATCTACAAACTATTAAGGGGATGTTAAGATTTCGAATGCTTTGAATGAGGCTGCTGTGGTCGAGATTATACACGTCAATATCAATACAACCCCACCTACACGTATTGTCCTCACGTATGGGGATGATGCCCAAAGCCGGACCTTTTCCCTGTAAATGGTTCTCCCACAAGTCATCGCTAACATTTTTTCGAACAATGAATGCCTTGCCTTTTTGCTTTCCATTTTCACCTCTTTCGCCTTTCTGGTATTGTCCATAAGCTATTTTTAATCCTTCAAATATATTTTTAAATTTTGCAGTCTTCTCTATCATTTCTAAATTTTTTGTAAAGGGGAACCTCTCGGTTCCCCTTGGTTATAACTAAAACGGAGTTTTAGATTCCGATGCCTCTTCCACATCAGCTTTTGTTTGCACGTTTCCTTTTATTACGTTGCCAGAAAAATCTTTTGCATCTAAATACAAAGATTTATCTTCCTGACCCATAATTCTGTCCATCGTCACAACCCAACCATACCAAGAACCTTTGTCGTTCTTTTGTAAATTTGATTGAAGATTGTAAACTACCCCATGCATTGGTGGTGTAGCAAATCCGCCTTTACCATTAGGAATCTGCACGTTTCTCATCATTGAGTTCCATTTTTTGCTGACACTCAATTGTGTAGACTTCATCGTGATTAAAGCAGGATTGTATCCACCTTGTCTATTTTCTACCATCACATAGTAATAAGCAGTCTCTTCTAAATAATTACCATTTGGTAATCTAATTTTAGAGCCATCTCTTTTACCTGTTTGGATAACCGAACTGCCTGGTGAGTGTGTGGCAACAGGAGCTGCATTACCTTCACCTCTATCA